AGATGTGGTTATGCGTGGTGCCGCATAGTTGCTGCTGCCTCGTGCTTGTGTGCCTGCTCGTACGCGCCTATGTCCTGCGTACCTGTGCCTGATGCAGATGCTCTGGACACGGCTATGCGCGTGCCTGCGTGCGTACATGCAGGTGCCTGCGGGCGTGCGCACGTGTGACTCGTGGGTACCCCATGGGGGGCTGCGGCGCTGCGCCAGCGTAGTAATAGACTTGAGAAATTTCTGCCAAAAATTAAAGCCCCTCCAGAATGACCTAGAAAGGCGTTATTTCTTATCATAGGTGTCAGTATACCAAGGAGCCGTTACACGCAGCTCAGGAAGCCTTGTAGACGTCTCTGACGGCTTTTCCGTGTACACCGGAGATACACTATTACTTGGATGAAGCGTTTCCCACTCCCTAATCGTTTCATCTAGCTCTATTTCAACCCGATTATCCAGTAATTTCTGTTCAACCCACACCAAAAGACCCAGAAGAAGATGGTCAAACCAGACAACATTTCTCTTCCAGGTTTTATAAAGTGCTTGGAACTCAGCTAGTTTAAGTTCTTGTTCCACATTGCTGCACAAACATTCGGTAATTCCGAATAGAGAATATCTTGAACCTGTGCTGCTATCTGTGCATGTTCTTTTTGAGTACCATTAGATGTCCTCAGATCACAATAGTGCAACCAAGACCGAATAGACCCATTCATGTACAACTTAGTTGGTGCTGCCATAGGTAACACTTCTCTAGCACATTCTTTAGCTACACCAGCATCCAACAAATCTTGATACACCCGGTAACATTCCGAGTAAAGGTGACCAATCTTGTATTCAAAGAACTTTTTCTGAACATCATCCAGATCATCAATACTATTCTGTCTGTTCTTTGTATCTTGTCTACGAAGTTCAGGTACCTGTGCTTGTTCTGTTACCTGAGCATACCGTTGACTAAACTCCTGAAAGGAGAAAGAACGGTGTCTAAGGATCTGAGCTGCTATACTTCTAGTAGTCTCAATAGACACACACATATTAACCATTTCAAACGGAGACCAATGGTTATGCTTGATTAGATACCTAATAAGCTTTGGTGCTGTCTCTGTGTTGGATTGATTGGAGGGATTAGATACTCGTGCCATGTAGCTGATGAGTTCTTCAGCCTTGGGGGTGATGTGGATAAGTTGAACGGAGTGAGGCAGTTGGGTGGCGGTGTGCATTAGTGGTGGTCGTTTTGGTAGATAGAAGAAGCAGTGATGTCATCCCATGCTGATGGGATATAACGCTTCCTAATTTTTACTGGATATTGGGAATCGTAATAATCTTTTGACACACGAACTTGTTTTCGTTCATTCTGTGTTTTAGGGTAACGGAATTGATGACGGAGTGGTTGTTTACGATATGTTCTACTCATTATTATGCATACAGTAGAATAAGTAGTGACAGGATTCAGAAGGATTAGTTAGAATCAGTACTCACAAGATTCAGTCAGTAATAAGTAATAAGAAGTAATAGAAAGGAGGTATGTTCACAGAATGAACTAAGAGGGAGATCTTTGTCTTTTGGTCTTTGGCTCCTCCTCCCTGTTCATTACAGGAAAAAGGAGGAAGATGTGTCTTGATAAAGACATGTCTTCCTCCCTCAGGAGTCGAGTCCACCCTTCTCTTCTCCTGTATACACCCCTGACCGCTAAGAAACCCAGGTGGGTACTGACTTTTTACCAGCTAGTTGTCTTGCTTGTCTACGTTGGTCTAAATTAAAACCAAATGCCATATGAGAGGCAGCTGCTTGAGGGTCATCTAACCAAGATTCTTGCATATCAAGCCAGTCTTCTTGTTTACGAAGTTTAACTGTTTCATAAGCTGAGATAGCCAGTGCATCTGTGAAGTATTTAACACCTTGAGCTAGTGAGTCTAGTCTATCATCATGTTTTACTGCACCTTTTTCGCGACACATCCTTGACATCTGATAGAATAGCATATAGAGGAGTCTAGTTTCGGGTGCGGCTTCCTTATTCGAGTTGAAGTCCCATTCCACCACTGACCGATTAACAATAAGCTTATGTTGATTAAGAACAGGCTCAAGGGTATCAATAATACGGTCTTCTTTTCGGACGTTAGCTCGGACTTCTTCGATGTCAATTGCTTGTTTTGTTTGTTGAAGGTGTTTACGGAAGAGTTCTGCAACGATGCCATCACCAAAGTTAGTTTCAATTAGGAGTTTAGTTACACCGTATTTTTTACAACCTCTAAGAATGTCTAGCAATGTAGCGTCGCTATAGCCATCAGTATAAGCCCTTATTTCATGAAGGTAGATGAACCCGTTACGCTGAGAAAGAAAGGAAGCTGCTGTTTCGTCTGTACCTCTACCGCTGGGGTCTACTGAGCAGATGGTCTCAGTGTAAGGTAACCAATCACCTTGCATGACCATTGGTGAGTAGAAGTAGTCTCCAGGTAGACCAACAGTTGGTAGATCTTTAATAACATTACTTGGGTCACTACACCAGACTACAGCATCAGGACATTCCTTAGGGTTAACTGCTGTAATAATCAGGTCTTGCATCTTAAGTGGGAACTTCTCAGCATCACTCAAGCTAGTGTCTAGCATAAATTGAAGCATGAAGTTACTACGCCCCATAGATGCTTCACGTTCTACCAGGTCATCGTTGGAGAATCGGTCAGGGTCTGTTACATCCCAAGCTTCTGCACCACCATCTATATCTTCCTGGATCTGTGGTGCTAGGAGACCTTCATAGTTGGAAAGTTTACGTGGGTAACGTGCTGGCCAAACAAAAGGTTTGTAGTTACGCTCAGCAAGCTTGCGGTAGATGGTAAAGGTAGTTTGTGGTGTACCGAGGTACATAATACGAGAGTCTTTCTTAGGTGTTAAGATTGACTCAGCTTCTGTACAGAGTTGTAGGAGCTTTTCTCGCATCATCTCTGTCATAGAGTTACCAGGCACCTCGATATCATCTAAAATCATGAGGTCAGCACGGCTACCAGTTAGCTGGCCGGTAATACCAACTGACTTAACGGATGGTGCTTGGTGAGGAGAACATTGAACATCAAAACTAATACGTGACCACCGGGCATCATCACTCTTTGGTCTCAAATGTGATAGCCAAGGTGTCTCAATGATCAGCTTCTGAAGAAAGATCGACATGTTGTCTGCCCGCTCTTTGGAAGCGGAAATAATCATGATCTTCTTTTCTGGGTTATTGAACAATGTCCACAACACAAAGGCACCAGTAATCCATGATTTACCGACTCCTCGGAAAGCTTGGATCTGTAGTCGTTTTGGACCGTGTTGTAGGTAATCAGCAATAGCGTATTGAGCACGTGTTGGAGATGGTAGGTCTAGTTGAGACCATAATGCTTGAAGAAAGAGTCGAAAATCGCCTTTAAGGGCTGTTAAAGTATCCATATGGTAGAATATACCTAAGTAAGGGGAGAGGCACCTTGTAGGGGCTTGTAGGTACCTCTCCGTGCGTTTTAATTAATTCCCATCAGTTCAGATAAACCAAACTCAGGGAGCGCAAACCTAACACCACCAACACCAAAAGATAATTTACCTCCACGTTGGCGTGCTTCAGCTGCTCGTTGTTGAAGCTCTCTGGCACGTAGTCCTTCAGCAGTTCTACGCTCTACATCTTCAAACGTACCACCAGCAACTGCTTCTGGTTGGACAATATCACCAGCAACAGGTACTTCACCAGCGCCTGTTTCTAACAATCTAGCAACAGCTTCACGTGGATCACCGGCAGCAAAGGCTTGACCAGCACTTAATACACCAGCTCCAATACCAACAAGTGGTAGAACTGAACCAGCACCTTTAAACTTAACAGTACCACCCTTTTGAATCAATGAAAGTCGTTCATCGACAGCTGGTTGCACATTTTCAAGAAACATTAAAGCTGCAGGCAACCGTTCATTAAGTGGCACATCTTTAAAATTAAGGAGGGGCTTACCTGTTGGTTGGATAAAGTTGTCCTTCATCCAATTATGGATAGCTTCATGCTCAACTTTATTGATGGCAGTCAAATTCTGCTCAACGTTACCTAATGGAGCCCCTTCATCAATAAACCATTGAGCTAACTCTTTTGTTTCTTTTGGGTTAAGCCCTTCAAAGAATGGAGCGTACACACTAATAGTACGCTTATGGTGCTCCTCTAGCCCAGAACCTTTAGCAGCTACGACACCTTTATTATAAACATCTTCTCCTACTGTTTGAACAGCAGCAGATTCTTCACGTTTAATAGTAGCTTTAGCCCGTTGAGCACGTCTACCAGCACGATCCTTGCGTTTAGCCTTACCTTTATCGAATTCAATTTTATGTGTTTCTGCAGACATACCTTCTGGGTAACCCCAGTCAGCAACCATCTGTTGGACACCGTATTTTCCTTTAATATAGGAAGCATTAGCTTTTTTCTGCCACTCTTCCCATGATAGACGTTTCTTAGGTGCCATAACTATCTAATATGTTGTAAAATAAGATGTTCTCTAGGAGTAATCCCAAACGTCTCCCTCATCCATGAGAGCCAATTTCTACTACCTTTAGCCTGATTACATTTCCAACATGAGGGTACAAGATTTGATGTAAGGTCTTCGCCACCAAAGCAGCGAGGACGGACGTGATCAAGAGTGAGTTGTGATAGGTCATAAGTTTTACCGCAATAGACACACATGCATCCATAATGTTCTTTAATAGCCTTTCTCCAGAGACGCTTAGCTTCTGAGTTAGTCATAGCTATTAGGTTGTAAAGGTAGTGATCAGGCGAGGGCAGTAGGGGTGTCATTTCCTAGACCGATTACGTGCTCGATTAGTAGATGCTTTTTCAAGAACTGTTGAACCATCTTTCTTATGTGATACGTCTTTACCGTCACCATTACCATAGGTGCCACGTTTGTGATTCTCACGATTAAGTTCAACACGTTTCTCGATTTGCAGGGATTGTCGATTGTAACGGGCTTGTTGCTTTAGACGCTTAGCGCGTGCTTTAGGATTCTTTTTGTAGTAGTCAGACGTACGACTTGCCATACAGTCTCCGTTGTACCAGTTCGGGATCTATTTGTGGCAGTACATTAGCCAATTTATCAAGTGGATTACCATCATAAGCAACACCACTAATGTCGTTTTTAGACAACCAATCACAAGCTGCTTTAAGTTCTTGTGCAGTTGCCTCTCCAGATTTAATACGCTTGAGGAACTCAGTAGTAACAAGGTTATGAAGCTCGTTAAACATGTCCTCTGTTGCCTTCTTTTTAGCCATTTCTTAGTACGATCTGGTCTAATTTGTTTTCAATACGGATCATGTGATCCTCCATTTTTTGAAGAGCTACTGAAAGTTCTTGTTTTTGAACATAGTGCTCAGCAACACGTAATTCTATTTTGTCAACACGACTATCTACTTCACTAATTTTAGTGTGAAGTCGATTATGAACAGACACAATAGCTGTAATAAGTGCTATGCCTGCTGCTACTCCTGCTTCAAACATTACATGTACCCCATGTAAAGTTGAACACCGTCTGCATCTATAGCAGTCGCATCAAGGAGTGTGTCACCTGCTGTGATAGAATAGGCAATACCGTTGGCAAAGGTAATACCGCTAGTAAAATTAAGTTCTTTAGATGTACTTGCACCAACGTGTATAATAGCCATAGGTACATCTGTGCCAACTACAGGTGCTGTTTCTTTGTCATAAAGACGAAATGTAACAGAAGAACCACCACCAGCGTGGGTGTTATGGATGATCATATTAAAGACCACACCAGGAGCAGCCTTTACAGAGGTAGGGTTAGTACTGTTAGTTGAACTTTTGGAATGAGCTTTGGTCGATACTGGTAGTTGCTTTTCATATCTACCAGGTACAATGTTGTAAGTGGTGCTACTCATGTTGCTCCATCAATCGAATCAACTTCTGTGCGTAAATGGGGTCTGTGGCATAACCTTCCTTCTTGAGGAGGTAAGCACAGTCTTCACGAGAGGTGGCTCGATTGACGCCTTTATAGCCTTTGTAGTCCTTATACCACTGAGTAACGAGGTGCTCTACACAGTCATAAGGGGTAGCAAAGTCTTTGAAGGAAGCTTTAATGGTGACAGGACCATTACCGTAGTCTTCCCAGGTAGTCTTTACAGTACCAGTACCTTTGATGCCAAAGTAGTTATTCTTACCACTAAGAGCGGTTCCAAATGCACTCTCTAGTGCCCATTGTGCAGCGACAACCTCTGGGAATTTAGCTCCAGCAGCACGAGCAGCAGCTTCAATACCTTCCCAGGTATTTGTAAATTGTTGTGGGGCTACAGGAGTGGGAGTACGCCAGATTTTTACCCACTCCGCATCAGCAGACAAGCCATAAGACCCTAGAAGACGCTCTAGAGCCTCTATGGCTTGTTTCTGATGAGGCAACCCCTTGTAGTTTTTAATAACGTCAAGGAGTTTAATGCTCATTTGAAGGTATCCTTAATGCGTTGGATCTTGTCATCCTCAGTACGGTGAGGCTTGATTGCCTCGATACCGCGCAGCAGGACTTGAACAATGCTGTTTTCACGGAGCTTGGAAGCACCGACGATTTCAGAACCGATGAAAAGAGCGAAGAATGCAAGTGCCTCATAGGACACTTTGATGCCGAGAATAGTGATCATTGGTTTAGGATTGTGGGTTTATAGTAGTTAGTCTATTAAGTACCTGCATAGCGCATCATAACTCGTAGCCTGCAAGAGTAAGTTACGGGTCCCGTGTGAGCATTAACTACTTTTACATGCGCATTAGGGGTATAAACTGCTACCTGCACAGCATTGGAGCCTAATGTCCCGAAGGTGTGATTAAATGGTTGGGCTGCGTTGTAGACAGTAGCGCTTCCTCCAGTAGGACGCCGGAACGAAAAGACCCCAGTTGTACTTTGATGTCCAGTACCTGCTCCAGCATCGTCATTACCAACCACTGTGTATTCGCAAATACCAGCAAAGTTTTCTGGTACATCAACCACGCCAATTAGAGTAGTAGCACCTGCGGCAATGTTAGTATCAATCACGCGATCCAACGTCACAAGATCTCCGAATTGACCTTGGTCTGCGTTGATTACAAGAGATTTAGCAGTGGTAGGATAAGTAGTATAGTAGTACGGAGTACCTGTAACAGCGATAGCGCTATTGTTGTCAGAAATTACGATGCTGGCGTCAGCTATTGGCGTTACCTCAATCAGGCGCGCAGAAGGCGCTACCTGCCTTGAAAGGTTGTCAAGGAATAAGTTGCCAGTGGCAGAAAACTCTGCAATAGAACCAGCGATAATTGCGTAGGTCTCACCTCCATTCTTATTGCATCCTTCAAATTGGCAGCCGGTAACCGACATACTTCGCACCGACCCAGATGAGTTTCTGATTGAAGTATTGGGGCAGTTACTAAACTGACAGCCCGTGAAGGATAGCCCACTCAGCTTGTAATCAGTAGATCCATCGAGTAGCGCCTTTACGTGGTGGTTAGTGCTATCACGGAAGAAGCAATTAGAGAACATAATCTCTTTGTAGTTTTTGTTCCCAGTTCCAGAGTTGAGAACCTTGCCGGCAAGTAAAACCGTAGGACCAATAGTAGTATCGAAGTAACTGTTGTTAAATTGAAGTGTAACTATGGTGTTGTTATCTACTCCATCTGGATCGATAAATACTGCGTGTTCGGCATTGTACATATGGCAGTTGGTTACGTACAAGCCATCGCAGTCGCGGACCCAGAGGTTGGCTTTCAGGTATCCCGATGGATTTCCATCTGATGCACCCCAAAACTCGCAGTCGTTGACGTGAACGCCACTGCACCCGCCTACAACGCCATCATCATCAAGGACCAACCCATACCCTTGGTACTGACCAGGGTCGTTTGTGTTTCCATTTCTCCTTAACTCGCACGAGGAAATATAGCTATGCACAACATTGGTGAACCTTACCGACGTAAAAGCTCTATCAAAGGTACAACCGCTCACCAGAGCATTGTAAGCGTTGCGAAGCCACAGACAGGTATTAGTCTTTATAGTGG